AGATTTTTCCTGAGCTGATGCAGGCGATTGGCAGCATGAACAAGCCGCGCCGCAAGATGGATCAGGCGCAGCGTGACATGGCAGCAAGGATGCTCATGGGATGAGCAAGCAGACATTTGTGTTCAGGGACGGTCAGATCGTACCCAAGGCAAGCGTCGCTCCCAAGAGCGGCGTTTCCATTTTGAGCGACATCGAGCCTTATCAGAACATGAAAGATCGTGGCTGGATCACCAGCCGTTCCCAGCACCGCGAGTTTTTGCGGCGCAACAACTTTGTGGAGGTAGGCACTAGCCAAGACCATCTATTCAAATGACAGAACAAGAACTCCCGCTTGATAGCACTCCCGCTGAGGCCGCAGCCGATGCTGCCGCACCAGCCGAGCCAGCAAGGCCGGAAACAGTCGCTGAGACAGTTGCCAGGACTTTGCAAGAACTGAACGCAGATGCCGGCGACGACCAGGAAGATGGTCTGCCTGAGCCACCCGCGCCGACAAGCACAGAAGAAGCTGATGATGAGCCTGACGCTGAGCTTGAGGAAACAGACGAGGCAGAAGAAGAAGCGCCACAACTAGAAGCGCTGGAGCCAATGAACCATTGGCCTGCTGAGTTCAAAGATGATTTTGCTTCTATGGAGCCGGAAGCGCAGCACTTTATGATGCGGCGCTACAAGGAAATGGAAGCCGATTACACCAAGAAAACTCAAGGTGTGGCGGCTCTCCGCAAGCGCTCAGAAGCACTCGATGAAATTCTTGCGCCGCACCGCGATAAATTCGCAAGGGCGGGCATGGATGACGTTGCAGCGGTCAGGCAACTGATGGCTGCTAACGAATTTCTGCAGAAAGACCCTCAAAACGCTATTGCTTGGTTGGCCAACCAGTATGGCGTGGATATCGGGGCAGTCGGTAACGATGCCGCCCTAGAGGATGAGTATGCAGATCCGCAAGTGAAGGCGTTGCAGCAGCAAGTGGCTCAGCTCACCGGCTTCATCCAGAACCAACAGACACAACAACAGCAAAGCGTCCAGCAAAGCACGCAGTCTTTGATCGACCAATTTGCCGCTGAAACTGATGCAAACGGTAACCCAGCGTATCCGCATTTTGAAAAGGTGCGGTCTGTGATGGGTACGTTCATCAGCAACGGCAATGCTCCAGACCTGAAGTCAGCTTATGAAATGGCGGTTTACGCCGACCCTGAGCTGCGGAAGGCAGAGATGGACAATTACGCGCTGAAGAAGTCGCAGGACACGGTGAAAACAGATGCCGTGAAGAAAGCGAAAAAAGCGCAAAGGTCGAAAGTCAGAGGCAGTGCCGCACCAGCTCAACAAGCGCTTCCAGCGGGGATGTCTGTCCGTGACACCATTATGGCGTCGATCCGTCAACTTGAGAATGGAAGGTAGAACCTATGGCGACAAGCCCCAATCTCTCAGAGATCGTCACGACCACGCTTCGCAACCGGTCACGACAGCTCTCTGATAACGTAAGCAACCACAATGCGTTGCTGCGTCGTATGCGCGAGAATGGCAACCAGACATCCGTGACTGGCCGCGATATCGTGCGTGAACTTGAGTATGCTGCAAACGGAACTGTTCAGTTCTACAGCGGCTATGAAACCCTTGATGTCTCGCCGTCTGACGTTCTGACGGCTGCTGTATTTGATTACAAGCAGCTTGCCGGTAACGTCACCATCAGCGGCCTGGAGCAAGTCAAAAACTCCGGCACTGAGGCTATCATCAATCTGCTTGAGGCGCGTGTGAACGTCCTTGAGAAGTCGATGATGAACACGCTTTCGACTGCTATCTACTCGGATGGCACCGGCAGCGACGGCAAGGAAGTCGGTGGCCTTCAGCTCATCGTGGCTGATGCCGGCACCGGCACTGTGGGCGGGATTAACTCCTCAACCTACACCTTCTGGCAGAACGTGCAGACCACTGCTACGTCTAGCGCTTTCAGCACAGCAAACGTGCAAGCAGATATGAACAACATCTATCTGCAGCTTGTTCGCGGCGCTGACTCGCCTGACCTAGTTATGGCCGGCACCAACGCCTACAAGGCTTTCCTCGGAAGCCTGCAGGCCATCCAGCGCATCACTAGCGACGATCTGGCTAACTCTGGTTTCACCAGCGTCCAGTATCTGAACTCGGATGTTGTGTTTGATGACGCCTGTAACACCAACCGTATGTACTTCCTGAACACCGACTATCTGCGTCTGGAAGTGGCTGCGGGTCGTGATTTCGTGCCTGGTGAGGCGCGGATGTCTGTCAACCAAGATGCACTTGTAACGCCAATGTTCTGGAGCGGTAACATCACTTGCTCCAACCGTGCGCTGCAAGGCGTCATCCATACCTAGAGGAGACTGGTAATGGCTATTGCTTCAGTAATGGGGATTGACCCCACCGCAGTCGCTGACACGCCTGAGTTTCAGCTAGGTCAGCTTGGTGCCATCATCGACGACACCAACGGTACGCGGATCTTCAAGTATGTGCAGTATGACACTGGCGCTGGTTCGGTTGCAGCCGTATCCGGCAACGTGGCGTACTACTACACGCTTGATGGCTACAAGAACAACCAGGTGACTTCCGACCTCTCGGATTCCGTAGAGATCGGCGCTGGTGTTCTGCAGTCCGCACCGACAGATGGTCAGTATTGCTGGGTTCAGATCAAAGGGCCGGCAACGCTTAACACTGCCCTCACTGCAGGCGCAGACGGCGACCCGCTGACCCCGACTGGATCGTCGGACGGCACGCTCGATGTAGCGGCAGCAGTCACAGACAACATCTGTGCAATTGCTGGTGACATCAGCGACAAGGAAGTCATCTGCGATTTCCCAATGTAAATCTCCCTAGAGTGGGCGGCTACGGCCGCCCTCTCGCCCCTACATTTGGAGGACTAAATGGCCGCGAAAGGTATTTTTTTTGAGCGCGAGCTGAACGGTGATATGCGCGATTTCTGCCGCATCACTGTTCCTGGCGTCAGAGACATTTGGGAAGGGCCGGTTCGGCCTGAAGACTTGGCCCGCTTCCCTGAGCAATGGGCTGCGTATAAGGCCGGCAAGAAGAAGCCCAAGAAGAAGGGTGGCGGCTTGAGTGAACTGCCTGGCATGACTGAGCCTCGCCGCATTGAACTTGAACTGGCCGACATTGAAACCATTGAGGAGCTTGCTGAGGCTGAGGAGCCAAAGCTGCGCCAGATGGGTGAGCCTTATGTGCAGCTCAAGAAGATTGCTGAGCTGCAGATGCAAGCCAAGCCGAAACGCGCCGCCAAGAAAGCCGCGCCCAAGGTTGAGGAAGTAGCTGATGAGCCTGCTGACGATAGCGCAGACGGTAGCTGACTACACCGGATTTGAGCGCCCGACCACCGTTGTCGGCAACACAGATCCGATTGCACGTCAGCTCCTGGTCATAATCAACCGCGAGGGCAAGCAGCTCATGCGGGCCACCAATTGGCCTATATTGATGAAGGAGCATACCTTCAACACGGTCAACGGCACGCAATCCTATGACTTGCCTACCGACTTTGACCGTTTTGTCAGTGGCACGGCTTACAACCGTACCGACCTTGATCAGATGGTTGGCCCGATCACGCCACAACAGTTTCAGGCTGACCGCCACGGCACAGTGGACTCTGGTATCGTTGACCGCTTCCGTCTCAAGGCAAGCAGCAACGCATTGAAGTTTGACATTACGCCAACGCCCAGCGCTGCTGACAGCATCGGGTTTGAGTATGTGTCTAGTCACTTTAATCAGACCAGTGGTGGCACGTCGCAGGCTGCTTTTGCCGCTGATACCGATGTCGGGATTCTAGATGAAACCCTAATTGAAATGGGCGCTACATACCGCTTCAAGCAGGCTCATGGTCTGGCATACGATGAGGATTTCCGTCAGTACCAGCTAGAGTTGCGGCAGGCGATTAGCCGTTCTGGTGGTGCGCCAATCATCACGCTCGATGATGCGCGGCGGTACTTGGTCAGCCCTTATTCTTACAATCTGCCTGACAGCGGATATGGGGTCAGCAGCTAATGCTCCAGGCACTGCCAACAGCCTCTAGGTATCGCGTCAAAGCGGCATCTGTGCCGGCCCCTGTGGGTGGCCTGAACAGCCGGGACAGCATCGACGCCATGCCGCCGACTGACGCCATCGTGATGAGCAACTTTTTTCCGTCTGTTGAAAAGGTGACACTGCGTGACGGCTTTACTCAGTTCTGCACTGGCATCGGCACAGGCGATGTTGAAACGCTTGTTGAACACAATGCCGGCGCGAACCGTCAGCTTCTGGCTATCGGCAGCGATGGCGTCTTGTACCAGATTGATAGCGGCACGGCTGTCAGCAAAAAGACCGGCCTTGCCAACGGCAGGGCAGAATCGGTCGAGTTCAACGGCCTTACCATCTTTGTGCCGTCAGGGGCGAACGTGCCTTTTAGCTGGAATGGGACAAGCGCCAGCGATCTGTCGATCACGCTGTCTGATAGCGCGAACGCAAATACGCTGACCGGCGTACATGCCTATAAAAACCGCCTGTACTACTTCACCGGCACAGATCAGAACTTTTATTATTCTGCGACTGTGGACACTCATCAAGGCAACTTCACAAAGTTTCCCACCGGCCTAGTTGGCACCTTTGGTGGCAATCTTATAATGATCCAGACGATCACAATCGACGGCGGTGAGGGCGTTGATGATCTGCTGGCGCTAATCATGAGCAGCGGTGAGGTTCTTGTTTACAGCGGCTCAGATCCCAGCTCATCCAGCTTTGCCCTAATTGGCACGTTCCGCATAGCTGAGCCGGTCAATGAAAAGCGTGCCTGCGCCAAGCTCGGCGGCGACGTGATTGTGATGACCAAAGAGGGCTATCTACCGCTGAGCGCTGTCATACGGCAAGATAATGTCGGCGCAAAGGCGGCCGCAATATCCGAGAAAATCCGAGGCACTGTAATTGCCCAGGTTAAGGCCACTGGCACCTCTACAGGCTGGCAGATTTTTGTCAGCCCTGATGGCGACAAAGTGATCTTCAACTATCCGACCGGTGAGACGGACGCCTACAACCAGCATGTCTTTAACCCCATCATTCGCGCTTGGTGTGTCTTTGAGAATGTGCCGGCAAATGTGTGGGGCCAGTTCAACGGCGACACCTATTTCGGCAGCGCTTCGGGCAAAGTCTTCAAAGTCACTGGCGACAGCGACAACGGTGAAAATATCGTTGGTGATATTGTCACGGCCTACAACTATTTTGGTGACCGTGCCAGCTTTAAACGCTTTAGTTCAGTCCAGCCAATGCTAGAGGGCGACACTGATGTTGTTTTCAGCTTTGGGGTGGCAACAGACCAGAAGCCGGCAAGCACCATAGACGTTGCGCCAGTCACTTTCGCCAGTAATTTGGCTGCCTGGGACACGGCAACTTACGATGATTTCTTTTATGCTGATACAAGCGGCGCAGGCATCACTAAACGACGCAAGGCTGTGAATCGCGTTGGTTACTCTGCGGCCTTGCGGATTAAGGTTGCCACCAGCACGCAAACTATCAGCTTTATCTCAGCTCACTACACTTTCCAACCGGGAGGGCCAGTCTGATGCCATTTTCATCCGGCACTTTTACGCGCACGTTTGACTGTACGACCGACAGGGACAATGGCGTCAAAATTCTTGCCAGCAAGTTCGACACTGAGTTCGACGGCATAGCTACCGGCCTTTCGACTTGCATACTCAAAGATGGCACACAGACTTGCACGGCTGCGATACCGTTTGCTCAAGGCATTACCTTGCCTGACAACAAGACCATTGTGCTTGGCACAAACTCAGATATTACAATTCAATATGATGAAACGACCAACGACAGCCTAGAGATTGCTGCTAACGTAGAGGGTGCAGCGCTAGGCGTCGTATTGAAGGCTGACCAGGGTGATGACAACGCAGATCAGCACAAGCTCAATATAGCTGATGGCGGCGTGCTTACACTTGGAAGCAAGATTAGCGGCAGCTTTGTCAGCTATCTCACTCACACGCCTAACGCGACAGTAGCTGACAGCACAACGGCGGTTGCAGGCAATTTGACTGTTGGTGGCGACCTCACGTTGGGATCAGGCGCTGTCATCACAGAAGCTGAACTAGAGGCGATTGACGGTGTTACAGCAGGCACGGTGGCGGCGTCAAAGGCTGTAATTGTTGACAGCAACAAAGACATTGCCAGCTTCCGCAACGTAACGCTGACAGGCGAATTAGACGCTGGGTCGCTGGACATCAGCGGCGATGCCGACATTGATGGCACGCTAGAAGCTGACGCCATGACCTTGAATGGCACGGCTATCACAGCGACAGCCACGCTGGACACAGGCATTTCAAACAACAATGTGCCAAAGTTTACCAGCGGCGTTGCAGATAACGATTTCTTGCGAGTTGATGGCACAGCCATTGAGGGCCGTTCTGCCGCAGAAGTTTTATCTGACATCGGTGGCCAAGCTGCTTTGACGTTTGGCATTTCAAACACCAATGCTGTGAAAATCGACAGCAGCTCAGTTGCAGATGATGAATATGCTCGATTCACCGCAAACGGATTGGAAAGTCGATCAACTAGCGAGGTGTTATCTGACATAGGAGCAGCACCAGCGGCAGGCGACTCAAATATTGTCACGACAGGCGCACTCAACAGCGGTAGCATCACAAGCGGGTTTGGCGCGATAGACAACGGTTCCAGTAATATTACTACAACTGGTGTAGGGTCATTTGGCTCACTAGATATTAGTGGAGACATAGACGTTGACGGCACTACAAACTTAGACAACGTAGACATTGACGGAACAGCTTCTATTGCAGGACACGCCTCAATCGGGGTTGACGCTGTAAATTCAAACAGAGCGTTGACAGTTGCTGGCGCTTCGGATGGTTCGAGTAGTTCTATCCTTGTGTGTTACAACTCCAGTCTCGCATCAAAATTTTCTGTGAGAGATGACGGGTTAGTGACCGTGACTGGTGACTTAGTGGTCAACGGCACAGCCCTTGCCACGACCGACACAGACACGAGCAACACCGGCAGCGTGACGCTGGACTTTGGCGCAAATCAAAACTTTGTCTTGACGCTCACCGGAAATGTTACGCTGGCCAACCCAAGCACAGAACAAGTGGGGCAGTCTGGCTTTATTGTGTTCATTCAGGATGGCACTGGTAGTCGCACTGTATCGCTCGGCACCGACTATGAAACAGCAAGTGGCGCTGGCCTAACGCTGTCAAGCGCAGCCAGCACGACGGACATTGTGCCATATGTCGTGGCGGCTAGTGGGCGCGTCCTGCTTGGCAATCCACAGCTTGCATTTAGCTAGGGGGTAACGATGTCCGGCCCATTCGGAGCAGGTGCGCTGCAATATTTTAGCGGAGCTAAATCGTTCTACACCTACGAGCTAGATCAATCTCTACGCTTTAACGATGATGATAGTGCGTATTTAGAAAAAACCTTTTCTACTAACGGCAACGCTAAAACATTTACGATTAGTTTTTGGTTCAAACGATGCCGTGATGGCACTGCTGAATATCTGTTTGCGGGCGGTAGTAGCGTAGATGATCGCTTTCATATGGACATCAATGCTAGTGGTACATTTCAGATTGAAGCTAAAAATAGCGGCAGCACTGTCATTAAGATGGAGGGCGGCCCACGTTTACGCGACCTTTCTGCCTGGTATCATTTCGTCCTTCGCGTTGACACTACTCAATCCACTGCGTCTGATCGAGTGCGACTGTATGTCAACGGCGACTTGATGACATTCAATAGTAATACGTTTCCTGATCAGAACACCAATTTGTTATGGAATGTAAATGCTCAAGTTCGTATCGGGCGAGCGGGCTGGGCCACAAGCTACTACGATGGGTATATGTGCGAGTTCATCAATGTTGATGGCTCATCACTTGCACCAACTAATTTTGGCGAGACAAAAGAAAATATATGGATTCCAAAAGACTACACAGGAAGCTACGGCACAAATGGTTTTAGGCTGTCGTTTCAAGATAGCTCGGCGCTAGGCGACGACACTAGCGGAAACGGAAATGATTTCACGGCAAACAATTTTGCAAGCACTGACCAAATGCCCGACAGCCCAACAAACAACAGGGCAGTTTTTAATGCTTTGTTGAAGGATGTTAAGCATAACACCACCCTGTCGGATGGTAACAAAACCATCAGCTTTACCTCTGGAAGCGAGGGATTTTCAGGTGTGCCGCTTACGATCTTTCGTGATTCAGGTCAGGCTTATTGTGAAGTAAATCTGGACAGAACTTATTCTGGCAACAGCACCGACAGTCAGTGTGTATTTGTGATTTCACCTGAACAAGACATCTCAGCGGTAGGCAGCGGTTCTTTGAATAACAAATTGGTAGGATCGTATTGTGGCGGCGGATCAAGTGATGCTCCGGCTGAAATCAGTAGCAACGGTGTAGATCAGGGCGGTTCACCCAGCAAGTATCGCAGCACAAATGACAGAGTGGGTGTTTACATAAACTTCGATACTGGCAAAGGCTTTTTTGCTCTAAATGGTACGGTGCAAACTGTTAACGGCACGCCAGATATTGCAAACGGCACAAATCCGCATTTCACTTTCACAGCGAATAGTAGACTCACGGTAGGCGTGGGCGGTATTCATGCTCTGACACCAGCCATCCTGACACTGAAAGATCACCCCAGCGACTGGGGGACGACGCCACCAGATGGTTATACAGCCTTCGCAACCGTTGACTTACCAGACCCCGGCATTGATCCCAACGACAATGAAAACCCTACGGACTACTTCAACACAGTGCTTTACACTGGCGACGGTAGTGACGGACGTAGTGTCACAGGCGTAGGATTCGACCCAGACTGGGTGTGGCTAAAATCTAGAAATTTATCAACGAGTCATCTCTTAACAGACAGGGTGCGTGGAGCGCCTGCCACTTTGTTTACAGAGGGAACCACTGCTGAATCTAATTCTAATGGTGGCGGTTTTATCAATGCCTTTGTAAGTGATGGATTTACCGTTACATCCGGCTCGTCTGGTGATGATGCAGTCAATGACAGTTCTGATACTTACGTTGCTTGGAATTGGCTTGCTGGCGGTTCAGCGTCAAGCAACTCTAACGGAAGCATAACCAGCAGCGCGTCGGCTAGCACCGAATCTGGTTTTAGCATTGTCAGTTACACCGGAACGGGTTCTAACGCTACTGTGGGTCACAGTTTAAGTAGTGCGCCTGACCTAGTTATTGTCAAAGAGAGAAATGGAACGGGCCAGTGGTCAGTTCAGTCAACTGTGCTATCAGCCGCAAACAAAGTCGTTCATCTACAATCAAATGATGCGGAAGCTACAAAAGCAGATCATTTTAATAGCACTCTTCCAACTAGCACGGTATTTTCTGTTGGCACTTCTGGAAACACCAACGGAAGTAGTCAAAATTTTATCGCCTACTGCTTTCACAGCGTAGATGGATACAGTCATATCGGCACTTACACTGGTACAGGCAATTCTAGTAACGGGCCATTTTTGTATATGGGCTTCAGACCAACTTGGATGATCGTTAAAAAAATTGATGCTGCCGAAAACTGGTTTATGATTGATGGAGCGAGACAGCCGACTAATGATGGCAACATACCGCGCCTTTTACCTAACCTATCAAATGCAGAGGCAACCGACTCATCTATTGCGGGTGACTTTGTTTCGAATGGGTTTCAAGTTCGAGCCACACAAAACATGATTAACAACGACAATAGCACATATATTTACTTGGCGTTTGCTGACCAGCCTTTTAAATACGCCAACGCCAAATAGGAGATAGATAATGTGGCAGTACAACGGCATTACCATCAGGGCCGGTAAATCGTGGACTAACAGCGACGGAATCAAGCACCCATCAAACTGGATGAATTGGTCTGATGCTGAAAAGAAAGCGGCTGGCATGATTAAGGTGGCAGACCCGCAGCCTTATGATAGCCGCTTTTATCACGGCAGGGACAGCAACGGCGACTTGATTGCTAAGAGCCTTGTGGATGTAAACGCCACAGATGAGGAGGGCAACAAGGTCTTGGATCAAGATGGCAATCAGGTTGTCATCGAAGGGCTGCGTACAGTCTGGAAAAACAGTGTGAAGGAAACGGCTGGCAGCTTGTTGGCAGCCACTGACTGGTATGTCATACGCAAGTCAGAGGATAGCACGACTACAATACCCAGCAGTGTGACTACCTTTCGTGCAGCGGTGCGTGCCAAAAGCGGTCAGATTGAGGCGGCAATAGATAGCGCCAGTGATATTTCTGCGTTTGTAGCGCTATTTGACACGCCGGTTGATAGCAATGGCAATCCAACCGGCAACCCACCTATCTCTGACTGGCCGGATGCAATCTAATGAGCAAGCCCACCGTTACATCTGTGAAAGCTGAACTGGACACGCTCTCGGCTGTCAGTCAGGAGCGCTTCATTGAGCTGCTGAGCCGCGTGAAGCGTTTAGAAACCATCATGGTCGGCAGCGCCGGAACCACCATCGTACTACTTATCGGCGTGCTTTTTACAGGGTGATCCACGCTTTTTTGCTGTTTGTGTTTCTGGACGGCAAGCTAGTTTCGAAGGATCTCTACTTCTATAACATTGATGATTGCACTTACTTTGCCCGAGCGGTTCATAAGCAAGCGGGGAAGATTACATCGTATTGCCTGCCTAAGCTCATAGATCCAGATAAAGTAAAGGTGTACTGATGCTCGATCCGGTCACCATCGGCACGGCTGTCCAGGTGGCGACAGGCGCATTTAAGGTTTTGCAAAAAGGGTTTGCCGCAGGCCGCGAACTGGAACAAATGACGCAGGATCTGTCACGCTGGATGTCGGCTGTGTCGGATGTAGATAACCTAGAAAAAAACGCCAAGAACCCCAGCCTGTTTCTCAAACTGACCAAGGGAAAAAGCATTGAGAGCCTTGCCCTTGAGGCGTTCACGGCAAAAAAGCAGCTAGAGGATCAGCGCTATCAGCTCAAGCAGATGATCCAACTGACCAGGGGCGTGGCAGCGTGGAATGAGCTAATCGCCCTTGAGGGCAAGATCAGGAAGCAGCGTCAGGAAGCCATCTACGCAGCTCAGCAGCGCCGACAGAAAATCATTGAGTATATCGCCTGGACTGTTGTGATCGGCGCTGGCTTAGCCACGCTGACAGGCTTTGTACTGCTTCTCAAAGCACACACAGCGCAGGCCAATGACTGGGCCAATGACATGACGGTTTGCCGCCTGGTCAAGTGCATAAAGATCGACAAGCGGCAAGAGGCTTGCGTTTACAGGGGGGCGCACAATACCCAGGAGACGCTGTTTTTTACCTACGGCGAATGGAAGCCGCGTGAGTATCTGTGTCAGTGGAATCCTGACCAGCCACCGCCGCCGAATGTCTATGACGTACTCAAAGCCATAAAGGAGAGCCAATAATGAACCGTCTGATCTTTGGCGCTGATGACTATCTGAAGCGCTGGGCGGCTCAACGTATTGGTATTGACGGATTCGGCCCTAGCGCGGCCATCGGGGTGCAACGTAACGGCGAGATTATCGCAGCCTGCGTGTATCACGACTATCGAGATGGGCAGATCGAGGCGTCAATAGCTGCTTCCTCCCAGCGGTGGGCAAATCGGTCTGTCCTGTTTGGCTTGTTTGCATATCCGTTCATACAGGTGGGCGCCAAACGCCTTCTGGTGACGTGCAGCGAGGCAAATGACAAGGCAATGAAGATGAACCGGCAGCTTGGCTTTGTAGAGGAAGGCCGGCTGCGAAAGATGTTCGGCAAGCACGACGCAGTGCTTTTCGGAATGTTGAAACAAGAATGTAAGTGGATCGGAGTAACAGATGGGCAAGAGCGCACCTACACCACCGCCAGCGCCTGATCCTAATGAGCTGATCGCCGCTCAGGCAGACGCCAACCGGATCACGCAGTTCACACCCTACGGCAATCTGCTGTTTGGATCTGTGGGCGACCAGGGGCAGTTTGTCCAAGGTGCAGTGCCGGAAAATGGTCAGGCAGCAGCGTTCACGCAAGAAACGCCGTTCCAGGCACAGATGCGTGCAGCTACAGAAGGCACTGGCTTGGGTCTTGGCAACCTGGCGTTTGAGCGAGTTACCGGTCAGACCGTCATCGGTCAGAACCCTGATGGCTCACCGATTTTTGCGGCCGACCCTGATTT